ATTTATCCTTCTTAAACTAAGAAAGAGAGGTTTTCTCCTCTGGTAGAAAGTACCCTACCACGCAGCGGGTTCAGAAAAGAACCCGACTGCTTGTTTCTTGGTGACGTATCGGACAGGGTTCCCTTTTGAAAAATTCAAAAGGATGTCCGATTCTGCGCGGCACACCGGCATTTCGCGGGATGTGCGGATAACGCAGTCGTCATCCAATCCGATCATCATCAAGAGATGAAAATCGGATCGCTTCTGTAACCCTTCCTGGCCTTTTTCTTTATAGAGGCGCGCAAGGGCTACTTCGTCAGGAATGGCCGTTAAAAAACGTACATTCCAATCAACCCTCGGATCCTTTTTGATCCCCGACATCATCTCGTATTCTCCCTTCGTGACGTGAAGACCCTGCTCGGGTCCGAAGTCAGTTGGGATGAGATGTGGGTTCGGTATCAGAGCAACGAGATCATCCCAGAGGCTCTTAAGCCACTGAAGACGATCACGACAATCACTACGATTGCCAGCGTATAGCCTGATAGAGTTAGCCAGCTTGTAAAAAGCTCGGCGATGGTTAATTGAGAAGATCTCTTTGACGAAGAACGGTCTGATATTTGTTCCATTGACGTAATCCTTTCCACAAGATTCACGGAAGGGGCCGTCGATAAACGTCTTTTCAGAGTTGGTTTTAAAACCGCAGAAGGTAAGGAGCTGAATTAAACGCTCCGAGTACTCACTCGGAACGATTAAATCGTCCCCATACACTGCAATTAACAACTCTGAACGAGCTAACTCCTTCTCGGGAATCACAGCTTTGATTAAAGCCCAAAAGATTAGGGACTCTAGTTCAAAAGTGAACCCATTACCCATCGATGAGAACTTTTCGTACTCGATCGTCTTCTTCCCTATGACTCCGAATTTGGAGCGCACAGTGTTGAGGAGGGTAAACCACGAAGGAGGGAGCAACCACTCTACGAGTACTTTGGATACGGTGTCGGAGGCCATCGAAAGATCGATGGTCGACACGATACCTCTCGCGGAGCCGAGCCTGGCTAAGTCGCAATTCGTTTCTTGACCTTTGTTGAGGTCAACACCGACTCGTTTAAGTCGGTCACGGATAGTGACACCGATCGCGCGTTGAATGTACACATTCATGTGTGGTTCAACGGCGATGGCTCGATCGGTTTTTGCGTTTTTAGGGACAAATGAAACACGGTTACCAATCACTGGTCTGATCGCGTCCGGCAGGACGCTCACAGGTCGGAAACTAAACGTTTCCTTTTTAGACTGTGAGGCCCCGCAGACGCGAGCAGCCCAGCGTGGCTTAGCAGAGATGAAAATCGCGCTAAGTTCCCGTGCATCTCGAGTTGACTCAGGTCGTGAAGCGTACTTGTGATAGGCTGACGTGAAACCATAACGGTTTGCACTGTCAGTCCCGTCTGTGAACGCCGCATTCTTGAGCACTGCCTCGAATGGTACAGTCGACCCCAAGACACTTAAAATATAGCTCCGAGCTTTTTCAATAAGCAAGAGCATACTCGTGTCGTCTTGGGGCGAATACATCAAATGACGCAAGCGTGTGTTAGTTTCCAAACATTGCAGCTCAGCCTCGTAAAACCGTTTTAAAGCGGTTGAGCGGGCGTGGGCAGCAAAGCCGGGAAACTGACATTTTTTAAAAATGCTGTGCGCCAAATATGCGTATTCGTAATGAGGATCACTTGTGTTGGTTGTTAAAGTGTATGAGAGGTAACCAGAAAGGTCACCTCTCGATAGCATCTCGGACATCCGAGACACGTCCTCATTTTCGATGGGCGCTCTTTTGAGAAATTGAGCGACCGTACCGACGACTGAAAAATCGTTGTGGTTCATTTTTTTAGACCCCGAAAGAGTTTCTATTCACCCAGATAAAGCCCGTATCATCGGGCCCCTTGCCAAAATGACACTATTAAATAATAGGGTCGTCATTGGTAAGCTCACCTTGCACTTCTGCACAACCTGGAAAATTCTTCAGGAAGGCAGCCATATTCGCCTTAGTGGCGGATGTGAGCGCATCAGGGGTGAGAGCTTCAATTTTGAGACGGCCGGTCGCAATGACCTTCTTCGTGACTGAATCGTACTCCGGGAAGGAGACGTTCCAGACACGTTTTGCGCCGTCATTATTTGAAGCAGCTGGGCGATAAGAACCCGTAAGGGTCATTCTTTGAGCCACAATGAGACCAGCCGTAGAGTCGCGAAAAGCGACTACGTTGGGCAGCAGGCTAGGCATGCGTTTGAAAACATGCGAAACCGGCGTTGCGGCACCGTCCAAGACGGCTATTTGGCTAACTTGTGCCATGATGAGACTCCAGATAAGAATTTCATTTGAGGGTCTTTGAAAGTAACGCCGTGGCGTCTGCCAGGCGCTTCAAAGATATGGAAGGACTGAATACCGGAAACGGCGGCCAGGGGCACTCGCTGAGAATACTACGGCTCAAAACCGTGGTTTTCATTGAGTAATCTCCAAAACCGTGGATGAGCTCGTCCTTTTTGGTTAAGTAACCAGAGACGAACTCAAGACCATATTCAGCGGTGAGGGATTCGAGGTAGTCGCCTATCGGTAAGAACCAATCGGCAACGAAGCTTAGGGGTATGATTTCCCAAGCAGTCCTCGGTACGGAAGTAACTCCGAGCTGAGCCATCGTCCTTGCGGACGGGTTCAGCACCCTCATTCGTACATTGTAAGTCATCCCAAACTTACGGCGCACGAAAGACTTTTGTAGAAGCCAGTTGTCATTTTGGGGGGAGAACTCTCTCGAATCCTCCCACTTTCGATGAACCTGCGCCTCGACAATGTCACCGCGTTTTTCATATCGGTCCGCAAAAGCTAAGACGGTGTCCTCAACTGAGTACACCATAGGCATAGCTCCGTAACGCCAGGCAAGCCAGGCGTCAGAAGCTCTGTGGATATTTTTACCAATCGCCTTTTTAGTGCGACTGATATCAATACCTAGCTCCTTACAAACACCAGGAAAATCCCCGTGTTTGGCGCGGACAGCCGCTTTGGAAAGAGTGGACGCGACGTCAGCAATAAAGTTGACTGTCTCGCCTAACTCGGCGAGATTGGTCATCACGTCCATCTTTTGATCCGCCAGCTGGCTACGAACTTCATAGATAGCTGACTGCACAATTGTTTCGGGAACAGGCAACGATGTTGCTTGATACTCGTTCAACTGAGCAGGGACATATATTTGAGAGTATATACCATTATACTCCACATACGATGTCCCGGAACCATTGTACCTGCGAAACAGGCACTGAGGGTCCTTGATCTCGTTTATTACGACATCAAGATTATGATCCGCACCTTTTAAACGCGGGCCACAATAACTAGAACGCCAAAAGCGATATGGCGTGTAGTTATAAGGTTGAGAGCTGTTAGATTGGAGTATCCATTCACCCCAGCTGGCTTTGAACCACCTGGATTCTCTGGATGTCCAACCCGAAAGGGGTGTCGAAGTTCGTTCGATCGTTTCGATTAAATTCGAATCGACCATGCGGGTTTCCGGCATAAAAGCCTCCTTTCGCTCTCATTGAGTAAGGCGTGAGCCTTACGAAAAGGGTCATATGACCCGGCACCTCTCCGTACGGAGGGGGAAGGGGGAGTGGGATCTTGAAATTCAAGACTCACCCTCGGAGGAGCATTCGCT